CTACTCCGGAACAGCGTCCGGGGTGGGGGCCTTGGCTTCGCCTCGCCGAGCGCGCGGCACTGCGGCGGCCGCCTTCTCCGTCAGCTCCTGCTCGTACTCCGTGAACAGTTCGAGGTACGTGTCCGCGGTCAGGGTGATGGTCGAATGGCGCAGCTTCACCTTGGCGTCATGCACGTCTCCGCCGCCGGCCTTCACGAGCGCGGCCGCGCCGTGGCGCAGGTCCCGGAGGTTGATCGGAGGCAGGTTTGCGGCCTCGACGATCCGCTTGAACTCCTTGCTGACGACGTCGGGGTGGAGCCAGCTCCCATCCTCCGCCGCGAAGATCTTGCCGGTGTCGACCCAGTCCGCCGTCTGCTTGCCGGACGCTCGCTCCTCGGCGGCCCTGGCGTTCCAGGCGTCCCGCTCCTGTAGTTGGCGAGCACGGTGCTCCTTGAGGACCGTCACCGTCCCTCGGTCGATCATCACGGAGGACATCGAAGAGTCCGTCTTGGGCGCAGTCTCGATGACCTCCCAGCCGTCGACGACGAGTTCGGTCAGCACGTCAAGGCGGGGCTGCGCAGAGTCGAGGTGAGCGTTCGCCCAGTCCGCGCCGACAGCTTCTCCGCGGCGCAGGCCGTGGTGCGAGATGACGTGAAAGGCTGCGTACAACCTGCTGCTCTCGGCCTCGTCGAGGAATGCGCCGAGCTGGACGGGCGTCCAGACCATGACGGGTGACGGCTGCTTGCCTGTCTCTCGCCATCGGGCCACTCGTTCGTCGGTCCACAGGAGGCCCTTGGGGCGGGCGCTTGAGCCGAGTTCGACGTGGGCAGCTGCGTTGAACGTGATGAGTTGTTCGGCGATCGCCTTGTTGAGGGCGGCCCGCAGGGTGCGCCGGATCGCGTGCCGCGTCGCCACGGTGTTCGTCTTCCGGTAGGGCTTCATCTCGGCGAGCTTCGCGCGCTCGGCGTCGAGCCTCGGCCGTTCCTTGGCCGGCGGTCGCCCGGGCTTCGACCACTTGCAGCGTGCTTCCTGCTCGCGTCGGGCCTCGTTCTCTGCCCGGATCACGTCGCTCTCGTCGGCGATCGCGTCGAACATCTCCTGGACGTGCCCGACGCCGAGCCGGTCCAGGCGTAGGTGTCCGATGCGCGGCTTCAGGTGCACGCGGATGTGGGAGGCATACCCGTTGTTCGTGGTGGCGCGCGTCTTCTTGTTCGACATCCAGCGGTCGAGCCATTCGGCGACCGTCGCCTTGCCGTCGAGTGGGACGCCGACGCCGAGGCGTCGTTGGACTTCTGCTGGTTCGGGGATGTCGGCGCGTCGCTTCGAAATGTCAGCGAGCAAATCCCCGACCCTGCGCTGTTCGTCTTCGTCGTCTCCGGGGAGGTCAAGGATGGCCTGTAGGCGGGAGAGGTCGCCCTGGGCCTCCGTGACACTTCCGTACCCGGTTCGCCGGAAGGTCCGGCGCTTGCCTTCGGCGTCCAGCGGGAGTTCCTGGCGGACTCCGTAGGCACCGTGGTTCTTGCGCTTCAGCTTGGGACACGCGTTCCCAAGCAGCTTGCCGTCGTCACCGCGGCACTCGCAGCGTCGGTAGATGCTCCCTGCACGGCGGGCTGACGGCATTCGGGTTACTCCTCTCGCCCCGGGTCCGGAGGCTTCTCAGTGTGGCCGAGGTGGGCCAGGCCGACCCCTAGAACAAACTCTGCGGTCTGATTCAGGCCATCGAGCATTTCCTGGGTCATCGCTCCGCGTCTGATGGCGAAGGCAAGGCCGTACGGGGTCTTGATCGGTACGATCACCTCCCCGTCCGGCAGGTCGTCACTGAAGAAATACCAAGCGGTTGGCGACTGTGGTGACTCCACGCAGCCTCCCCCATCTCCCGCACGCGCGTTCGAATTGCGGCTTGGACCAGCACCCTTCCTTCTAATGGGTGTCCGCACATGATCGCACCACGGGCCTCAGAGGTCTACAGGCTGCTCGCGCTCATCACTGACAGTGATTCATGGGGGAACGCTTGACTCATTGCTCATCACTCGAATGCGGGGGAACCAGCGTGTCAATGAGGCGCAGTAGCTTGTCCCGCTGATCCGGAGGCAGCTGATCGAGCTTCCGCACGTAAGCGACCGCCTCCCCCGTTCCGGAGCGCAGCGGATCAACGCCGTGGAACTGGGCGCCGGCCGCATCCTGGAGGCGCTCGATGGGCAATCGTGCGGCAGCAGCGAGGGCGGCGAGCTCTTCGAAAACGGGTGGCGTGATCTTTTCCCCACGCTCCAGGCGATAGATCCACCCGCGTGTCACCCTCGTGCCACTCTCGGGGTCGACGGCCCGCGGAGCGAACGTATCGAGCGACTCGCCGAGCTCGGCGCGGCGCTCGCGAATGAGGTCCCCCAGCTGGGTTCTGCGTTCAGGGCCGCTCATGTCCTCACCTGGGTTTCCATCCTTAGCCGCCATGGGGCTCATCCTGCCACTCCTGTGCTCTAAGGGATCAAGGGCTGTTCAGGATCTGTGTACGCCTTGCGGAGGTACGGGCAGGTCGATTGCGCGGTTCATTCAACTGACAGAACGGATTGTTCAGCAGGTTGAGCGATACCGCTAGGTGGCACTGAGTCATTGACTGACTACCGGCGCACCACCCTGCTCATTCAACGTGCTAGACAAACCGTTCAACCCATGGAATGCTCACAGCCACCCCATTCAACTCGTTGAATGATCTGTACTACGAGGTGAACGTGAGCATCGAAAACACTGCACCCGCGCCGACCATGTACGCGGTCGAAAGCCCTGACCGGCTCAAGCTCCTGATGGAGCGCACGGGCACCGGCAGCCCGATCACAAGCCGCGGACTCGCCGAGGCGGCCGGTGTCGCCCACGGCACCATCGGCGCGCTGATGGCGGGGACCCAGCGCGTCGTGCCGGAGCCCAAGGCCAAGGCCATCGCCGGTGTCCTCGGCATCGACCTGCTGGTGCTCTTCGTCCCGATGGAGCGCGCCGGCCGCGCCCTCATCCCCGCACAGGCGGGCACATGAGCACCGCCGCCGCACTCACTCCGGACGAGGTCCGCGCGCTCCCGGCGATGGTCGGTTCGAAGCAGGCGTTCGCCGCTCTCGCGATCGGCGAAACCCTCGGCTATGAGCTGATCGAGGCCGACGAGTTCCCCGTCAAGGTCATCCGCCTCGGCCGAACTTTCCGCTTCCGCAAGGCCGACCTGCTCGCCTTCCTCGGACTCTCCGAGACCGCTGCTGCCGAGGTCCAGTCGCCAGCAGCCCCCCAGAACGACGGCGCTCCCGAGGTCCAGTCGGGAGCGCCGTCCGAGCAGTCCGCACCCACCAGCGCCAGCAAGTAGAGAACGGGGTCCGCTCATGGCTGAGCTTCCCACGGCCACCGCGCCGTCGACCACGCCCGACGTCACCCGCGCCCTCCGCCAGATCGAGGCCGCGAAGCTGGGCGTCACCGAGGACGTCGCCGAGTGCCTCGACGCCATCGGGGACCTGATCCGTATCACCGGAGCTCCGGCCAGCATCCTCGCCTGGGCTCACCACACGCTGAGCCGCGAGACCCTCCGGCAGTACGCCGCGCAGCAGCACATCAAGCTGCACGAGTCGCGCGCCACCGACGAGGAACAGCTGGCCCGAGTGGTCGTCATCTGGGCGGCCGACAGCGATGGCCTCGCCATCCTCCCCGGCGGTCAGAACCCTGCGACTTCCCTCCTCCAGCTTCGTGAGGAGGTCGCTCAGCGCCAGGAAGACCAGCAGCGGGCGGCCGACTTCCAGGCATCGGTCGCGGCCGGTCACGTCGAGGACGTCGACAGCTGGCACGCGCGCGTCGCCCAGGCGGCACAGTGACCGCCGGCCTGGCGCGGGCCCGGGACACCCCGGGCCGCGCGCCCTCCCCCCAGCCGTTCGACGGCCTGCTGGTCGCCGACACCGAGAACGTCCGCGCTCGCTACGAGTGCTACCGCCCCGGCTGCCCCCAGCGCCGCGAAGGACCGGTCTTTGGATCGGCCGCTGTGCAGGCGTTCGTCGCCGAGATCAAGAGCCAGCACCTGGCCGCGTACCACGGGGAGAAGCGTTGACCGACTCACAGACCCCGGATCTCCGGGCGGCAGCCAGAGAGCTGCACGACGCAGGCCTGTGCGTGCTGCCGGTTCGAGCCGACGGCACAAAGGCGCCGGACGTCCGCAGCTGGATCCAGTACAAGGTCAATCGCTCCACCCCTGAAGAGCACGACCGGTGGTTCGGCGACGGCCAGCGCAGCGGCATCGGTGTCGTAACCGGGGCCGTCTCCGGGAACGTCGAGCTCATCGAGTTCGAGGGCCTCGCGGTCAAGGAGGGGATCCTCGACGCCGTCACCGAGCTCGCCAACGACAGTGGTCTCGGAGACCTCTGGCGGGCCGTCACGACCGGATGGGCCGACCAGTCACCTTCCGGTGGCGTGCACTACAAGGTGGTCGTCAAGGGCAGGCCCGCTGCTGCGAACAAGAAGCTGGCTCGGCGCCTCGCCCGCGAAGACGAGTACACAGCGGCAGAGCGGCAACGCGTCGCCGAGAAGCCTGGCACGAAGATCGTGCGGGTTCTGATCGAGACGCGGGGCGAGGGCGGATTCGTCGTCATCGCTCCGTCGCACGGGTCCACACACTCCAGCGGCAAGCCGTACGTCCGGCTCGCAGGTGGCCCTACGACCATGGCCGTCGTCGAGCCGGAGGACCTCGATGCGGTCTACGCCCTGTGCCAGGCATTCGACGCGATGCCCCTGGAAGAGGCCCCGAAGACGGCACCGCGGCCCGCGCCGGCCCGCCCCGACGGTTCCCTCCGTCCGGGTGACGACTTCGAGGCCCGAGCAGACTGGGCGGACATCCTGCGGAGTGTCTTCCGGCCCCTGAACACCCGGGGCAGCGAGACCTACTGGGGGTGGGCCGACGGCGTCGGTGGCGTGAAGGCGACGACCGGGAAGGACGAGCACGACCGACTCTTCGTCTTCGCCACCGGCAGTGAGTTCCAGAGCGAGGTCCCCTACTCGAAGTTCGGCGCGTACGCGCTGCTCAACCACGGCGGCGACCACAAGGCCGCTGCACGAGAGCTGGCCCGCCAGGGCTACGGCAGCCGCCGCCTCGCCCCACTCGGTGCGCCCCTCGCCGCGCCCGCCCCGGGCCCGGCCCCGACGCCTGAGCCCGAGCCCGCCGAGGACGAGCACGCCAGGGCACACGACGAGCGGACGCGCCAGGAGGACGCGCCCAGCGACTCGGAGGGCTTCGACTACGCCGACACGTTCGGCCTCCCGCCCACCGTCCGCACGCCGTACGACTACCGGGTCACGAACCGCGGTGTCGAGGTGCTCAGCACCAGCGGCGAGAACTGGCTGCGCGTGACGTTCGCTCCCCTCGTCATCACCGCGACCTTCGAGGACCCCGAGGGCGACCAGTACGTAGAACTGAGCTGGATCGACCGCAGCCTCGGGCGGCCACGCCTGATCTCCCGCATCGTCTCCCGCGAGACCGCGAAGCGCGGCCGGAAGTTGATCGAGACGCTCGGCAGTGCCGGACTCCCGGCCGTGGAGGGGGACGCGCGCGCTGTCGAGAAGTGGCTCGCCGAGTTCGAGGCCCGCAACGTCGGTCGCATCCCGTCCGAGCAGCTGGCCCGGTGGCTGGGCTGGCAGGACGACGGCACGTTCGTCTCCTCCCCCGAGGACGGCATCAAGGTCGACGTGCCGTTCGAGGAGCAGCGCGGCCCGGCCCGCGCGCACGCCAGGAAAGGGACTCTGGAGGACTGGCAGGCGACCGTCGCCCACCTGGCCGGCTTCCCCGTGCCGCGCATCGCCGTCGCTGCCGCGCTCGCCGCGCCGCTGCTGAAGCCCCTGGGCCTGAACTCCTTCACCCTCGACATCAGCAGCCGGTCCACCAAGGGCAAGACCACCGCGCTCCAGTGCGCGCTGTCGGTGTGGGCCGACCCCTCCGAGCACGCCTCGGCGATGAGCAACTGGCGCACCACGCTGTACGCGATCGAGAAGCGGCTCAACCTGGTGCGCGGCATTGTCACCGTCTTCGACGAGACGATGGCGGTCACGGACGACACCCTCATTGACGAGGTGCTGTACCAGCTCCCGATGAACCACGGGAAGGCCAGGTCCGGCGGGGCGTTCGGCAACATGCTGCCCTGGGAGACCATCCTCCTGTCCTCCGGCGAGCGGCCGGCGCTTTCCTTCACGACCAGCCAGGGCGCGGCGGCCCGCATCCTCGGGACGACGGTCGCCCCGTTCGGCGACAACGGTGGCCCGGCAGCTGCGGCGGCCCGCGACGGCGTCCTCGCCAACCACGGGCACGCGGGCCCCGAGTTCATCCAGTACATCCTCAGCGGCCTCGCCCAGCCGAACGGGCGGGAGGCCCTGAAGCAACGTCACCGCGCGCTCGTGGACGAGTTCCGCGGCGCCAGCGACATGACGAACCGCCGAGCGCCCATGGTCGCCGCACTCGTGCTCGCCGAGACGCTGGCGTGCGGCATCGGGCTCCTGCCGTACGAGCCTCTTCCGCACGACACCTGGCGCGGCCTGTTCACTGCCCACAACCCCACCGACAACCGCCCAGAGATGGCCCTGGACGTGCTGCGCGAGTACATCGCGGGCCACTCCCATGAGCTGTTCACCGCGACGCGTGCGGCCATGAACGAGAAGCCTCCGTACTCCGGTTGGCTCGGCGCCCTCACCACCAAGGACGGCGTGACCGAGGTGGCGCTGCTGCCCGAGCGCGTCCGCAAGATCCTGGCGGAGGCCGACTACTCGCTGGACGCCGTCGTGGGCAGCTGGGTGGACGCCGGCTACCTGAAGACGCTGAAGAGCCAGCGTCCGGCGCACCTCGTGCCGCGTCGCTTCGACGGCACGCGCGCGAAGTGCCTCGCCTTCACCCCCGAAGGCATCCCGTACGGGGACGCGGACGAGGCGGCATGAGCGCCGTCACGAAGGTGGTACGCACGATGTGCGTACCACCCGGCCGCCCCTATATCCGCAGGTCAGGCGCCCTTCAGAGTCGCCTCGCGGGCCGGTACGCAGCCGCCCGGAAATGGCACCCCTCGGGGGTGTGCGTGTGTGCGCGTGCCCGCGTGTGTGCGTGCGTGCGGGCGCACACACGTGGACCCCTATGTGTTTCTGCGTACCTGCGTACCTCTTGCTCTAGAGAGAGACATAAGAGCAGGTCAGAGCAGCTTTTTGCCCGGTACGCAGCCGGTACGCAGCCGGTACGCACCGCGTACCGCCCCTCTCCCTCCACCACCGAATCGAGGTGACCCATGTCCTTCACCCCCCGCCCCTACCAGGTCGAGGCCATCGAGGCTCTGCACAAGGGATGGAGCTCCGGCCAGAACCGCCTTGCCGTCGTCCTGCCGACCGGCGCCGGTAAGACCGTGGTTTTCTCCCACCTGGCCCACGGCATGCTCGAGAGTCTCGGCGGCCGCCGCGCGCTCGTCATCGCCCACCGCGAAGAGCTGATCGAGCAGGCCGCTTCCAAGCTGCTCGCCGTCGACCCCATGCTGCGGGTCGGCATCGTCAAGGCTCAGCGCGACGACCACCACGACGCCGACGTGATCGTGGCCAGCATCCAGACCCTGGCCGTCCCGAAGCGCCGCGAGGCCATCCGCGACATCGGCCTGATCATCGTGGACGAGTGCCACCACGCCGCCGCCCGCACCTATATGGAGGTCCTCCAGCACTTCGGGGCCTGGGACGGCGTACCGACGGCCGGCTTCACCGCGACCATGACCCGCACCGACGGCGGCCTGGCCGAGGTGTGGCAGGACGTCGTCTTCCGCCTCGACATCCTCGACATGATCAGCGACGGCTACCTGTGCGACGTTCGAGGCAAGGCCATCACCGTCGACACCCTCGACCTCAACAAGGTGCGCACCCGCGGCGGCGACCTCGTCGAGGGCCAGCTCGGCAAGGCGCTGGAGGACTCCGGCGCGCTGGACGCCATCGCCAAGGCGTACGTCGACCACGCGGGCGACCGCCCGGGCGTCGTCTTCACGCCGACCGTGGCGACTGCTCAGGGCGCTGCCGCCTCACTGCGTGCCGTCGGCATCAAGGCAGCCCCGGTCTGGGGCGACATGGGACGTGACGAGCGCCGTGCGACGCTCGCCCAGTACGTGGCGGGTGAGGTCCAGGTGCTCACCAACTGCATGGTGCTCACCGAGGGGTTCGACGCCCCGCACACCTCCTGCATCGTCGTTGCCCGGCCAACGAAGAGCCCGGGCCTGTACGTGCAGATGGTCGGCCGTGGCCTGCGTCCGGCCCCCGGGAAGCGGGACGCCCTGCTGCTTGACGTCATGGGCGCGGCGAGCCGTCACAAGCTCGCGAGCATGGTCGACCTCACCGAGCGGGAGATCGGCGAGGCCTCGGAAGGCAAGAGCCTGCGGGAGGTCGCCGAGGAGCACGTGGCCTCCGAGAAGCGCCGCGCCCTGGCCGCCCAGGTGCAGGCGGAGGAGATCAGCCTGTTCGGCGGCTCGTCCATCTGCTGGCTGCGGACGCCGGCGGGGACCTGGTTCATCCGGGTCTCGAACTCGATGACGCTGTTCCTCGCGCGGGACCCGGGGACGCGGCTGTACCGGATGCGCCGCTGGACGGCGCAGGACGGCGTGCAGCCGCCCCGTGAGGACGTCGCCCGCCCGCTCGACGAGGCCCTGGCCTGGCTGGAGCAGCAGGCCCGGCAGCTGGCGCCGGGGGCGTTCGTCGACCGACGAGCGCGCTGGCGAGCAGGCAAGCCGAGCCCGAAGCAGCTGGGCCTCTGCCGCCGCCGAGGCATCGCGATCCCTCGGCAGGCCACTGCGGGCGAGGTCGCCGACCTGATCGACATCGCGCACGTGACGTCGGTCCTCGACTCCCTGCTTCCCGCCGCTGCGTAGCGGCCTGGGCCTGTCGCTATCAGGCCTGGGTCTCCACCCAACCCCACCACGGAGGAATCGTGACCTCTCTCAAGCCCAAGCCCTCGACGGAGGCCGAGCGCATCGAGACTGCGCTGCGCTTGTTGGAAGCCGTCCACCGGTGCCGAGGCCTCGGCTGGCGCACCGTCACCGTCGACCGCCTCGTCCGCGTCGCGAACGGCGACGACAAGGCCATGCCGCCGGACCCGGCCACCGCCCCGAGGTCTGCGCGCGGCACCTACCACGCGTGACGGTCCGGGCCTGTCGCTATCAGGCCCGGACCTCCACCCATCACATCACGGAGGAATCTATGAATGACCAGCCCACCCCCGCCGAGCAGCTCGGACACCACAGCATCGCGGAGACCAGTGCGGCCTACGAGCTGCGCGACACCGACCGGCAGTTCCTGACCTACGCGCTCGAACTGGCCGCCGAGCAGATGGCTTCGCGCGGCAACGAGTTCGGCGACGACGACACCGCAGCACTCGAGAAGCTTCGACGCCTGGCCGCCAAGGCGCAGCCTCGGCCCGAGCGCGGAGAACTCTGGTCGCTCCTCGACTGGACGTTCTGGGGCAGCGGCATGGGCGACGTCTTCCGCGAGCCTCTCGCTGACACCATGCTCGCCGCCATCACCCCTGAGCAGCGCGAGCAGGCCGAGCAACTCATGGAGGCCTGGCACGCCAGCGGCCGGAAGCCCCTCGGGCGTCGCCGGTACGAGGAACTGTCCGCCGAGCTGAAAGAGGCCCGTGACGAACTCGCGGAGGTGAAAGCCAGCCACGACCCGCGCCTGCGCTGCCTGCTCGTCAAGCCCGACCGTGACAAGGACATGTACGTGGGCTGGTCGAACGTGTGCGAGATGCCTGCCGGTGTCTGGTCGCGTGAGACAGCCATCGAGTACGGATTCCCCACCTCCCGCCTCGACCGGGCCGACAAGAACGGCAGTAGTGACCTCAGCTGTGGCGACGGCCACTGGGACGACCCAGGGTTCGTCGCCGAACAGCTCGGCTGGCTGCGGCGGGATCGCCTCGCTGACTACGCGGTGGAGTACCTGAGCGGCGACCGCCAGGCCGCGTACGCGCTGCTGGAACCGTTCGAGGGCGAGACCGAAGTACGTCGACCTGGGGACACGGGATGACCGCCGTCGAGTGGCTTCTCTGGGGCGCCCTTGCCGGCCTCGTCTTCTGGGCTTACCAGGCCTTCGACCTCGCCCGGCTCGTCGCCCGCGAGCGGCAGAAGCCGAAGCCCACTCCCACCCCGCCGCACTGGGCCCGTACGGGCCACCTCCCGCCCGCCCCGAAGCACGGGCGCCACGCCCGCCGCTGACCCCAACCCGACACCACCACCGGAGGAACCCATGAGCTACCCGAAGCTCTTCACCACGCCCGGCCTCGGCGCTCTCGCTGAGGAGATCGACGCCGAGCGACAGGCGCAGCTGGCCAAGTGGGGCGTCCAGCTCCACCCGATCATCGACCCGCGCGACATCCCCGAAGCGACGCACCCGTACTACGCCGGCCGAGCCGACATCTGGCGGGAGGTCAACGCCGAGCGCGCCACCCCGAGTCGGGCCGTGGGCCGCTGCACCGGCCACCCCGACGGCGACCACACCCACACCGCATGGGACGGGATCTTGCTGGAGGAGGTCTACGAGGCGCTCGCCGAGTCCGACCCGGCCAAGCGACGTGTCGAGCTGGTGCAGGTGATGGCCGTGTGCGCGGCGATCATCGCGGCCGACGAGGCACAGCAGGGCCAGGAGCAGCAGGCCGCCGAATCCTGCGGGAAGTGCCGGACGCCCTTCGACCCCGCCGACACCCGCTTCGACGGGCACGCCCGCTACGCCGAGACGCCGTACTGCCGCCGCTGCGTCGACTTCTGCCACGACACGGAGATCGCTGACCACCGGTGCGTGATCTGCGCGTGAGCAGCAGGACGGCCGCCCCGGGACCTAGCCGGGGCGGCCTCCCACCCATCACACCACGGGAGGACTCATGACCCGCTTCGCCAAGGTGCTGTGCGTCATCTACGGCGCCACCGCTCTCTTCCTCGCCTGGGCCGCCGTTCAGTCCGGCATGGCCAACTCGCCTTGGATCGCGGTGCTGTTCGCCGCCGCCTCGATCGTCCCGATCATCGCCTGGCTGCGCGAAGCCGAGTTTGTCGACAAAGAGGCGGAGGCCCTCGCGAGCTCGGAGCGCGCTGCACGCGTACGCGAGAACGAGGAACGGCGAGCCATCAGGGAGGCCGCCGACGCTCTACAGCACGTGTGCTGTGAGCGCTGGTGGACCAGCCTCGGCATCGACCACGACCCGACCTGTGCGAAGCAGCGGAGGTCCGCATGACGAGCCGACGACACACCGCCGACAGCATCACCGACGACGACCTGGACGCCCTGTACGAGAACGCGAACAAGGGCTGGCGCCGCGGGGACGAGTGGAAGGAGCGGGCCCTGGCCGCCGAGGCCGCCGTCGAGCGGGCCAGCCGGCTCGCCCGCAGATGGGCCATCCTCCGCGCCTACGGAGGCGCCGCGGTCGAGCTGCGCAAGGCCCTCGCCGAGCCCAAGGAGAGCACGAACAAGTGACCTGCGAACTGTGCGGCAACGCAGCCAGCGGCTACCTGTGCAACCGGCACCGGGAGCAGCTGGCCGCGCGGCTGCTCGAACTCCCCGCCCTGTACCGCGAGGTCGGCGAGTGCCTCGTGCCGCGCCGGACCGGGTGGGGCGACATCGTCGCGACCAAAGCCTCGGCCGGCCCGCGCTCCCCCGTCGACGAGGACGTGATCGACACGGTGAACTGGGCCCGGGCGACAGAGGTGATCCACAGGTGGCGGGCGGACGTCCGACGGCTGCGCTGGCCCCACCGCGGGGCCGTGCCGCCCGCCCGGCTGGACGCCGACTGCCGATGGCTCGCCCAGGAACTGGACTGGATCGTCGCGCAGTACCCGGCGGCCGGCGACCTCGCCCGCGAGGTGGCTGACCTGAACAGCCAGGTCCGCTCGATCGTCGGGGACCCGGAGCCGCGGCTACAGCGGATCGGCTACTGCGTCGCGCTGGTCGGCGAGGGCGTGGTGTGCGGGGCGGTGATCTGGCGGCTGCCGGGTGAGACGCGGCTGATGTGCCGGTGGTGCGGGTCGGCGTACGGGCCGGAGGACTACCTGATGCTGCACCACTTCCAACCTGCTGATTCGCGATGATGCGCGCGCATCGCATTCAATAGCTTGAACAAATCGTTCAGTGTGTGGAATGCTGGAGTACGACGAAAGGCCGGGCAGCAGCTCGGGGGTTGCAGCCCCCGGCGCGCGCACCGCCCGGCCCTTCACCGAACACCTGATCAGACCAGGAGTCGGCATGACCGATCATTTCGCGCGCCCCCGTCGGGCCGCAACTTCCGCCCAGGCAGCTCGCATTGCCGAGCTGCACGCCCTCTGCGACCAGGACTACGCCAAGGGCGAGCTTCAGCGAGCCGCCGCCCAGCTCTCGCCCTACGTTCCGTCCGCCCCGTTCTGGCCCGCCCCCGAGCCGAGCGACCTCGCCGTCGCCATCCGGGTCGCCCAGCAGATGCTCGTCAGCGACGACGTCCTGAAGGTGCGCGAGGCCCTGCGCCTCCTGCTCCGCTCCCTCGACGCCGAGCCGATCAGTGAGGAAGAGGCCGTCCGCCGCTCCGTCGACCGCGCCTTCCCCGTAGTGGCCGCGTTCCTCGCCACCGAACGGGGTGCGGACCAGTGACCGCGACGCCTCTGCGCACGTACGACTACGGCGACCCGACCCCGCTCGACATGGCCACCGAACTCCGCATGGCCGCCGAGACCCTGGCCGAGACCGCGACCGCCGACATCCACGACGACTCGGACATGATCAGGTCCGCGGTGGCCCTGCGGATGCGTCTGCGCAGCCTCGCCGCCGCCGTGGAAGCCCAGCGAGGTGGCCAGTGAGCACCCGCGAACTCACCACGGGGCAGACCGCCGTACTCGCCACCGCCGCCGTCGCCATGACGGTCGTCGGAGGCGTCGGCGCCTGGGGCACCTACACCAACGCCGTCTCCGAGTTCCACCGCCAGGCCACCGCCGCCGGCGTCGTCGCCGCCGGAGAGGGCCTGACCCTCATCCTCGCCCTGATCATGCTGGGCAGGACCATGCTCGGGCAGTCCTCCCCGGCCGTCGTCCGCGCCGGCATGTGGATCGCCCCCGTCTCCGCCAGCGGCATCGGCCTGGCGATCGCCACCAGCGCCCGCGAGGCCGCGGTGTACGCGGTCACCCCACTCGCCATGTCCGGTGCAGCCGAGGGCCTCGGATTCATCGCTCGGTCCGTCGTCGTCTACACCACCGGCCGGGACGCCGAGGCCGACCGCCGCAACGCCCACACCGTGCAGCAACTCGCCTTCCAGCAGGCACTGTCCACCGGCCACCCGGACGACGACAAGAAGGAGGCAGCGGTCCGGAAGGCGTGGAAGCTGATCGGGAAGGTCGGCGTCGGCGACCAGCAGCTCGGCGGTGACCTGGTCGACGTGTCCCGCGAGAAGCTCACCCTCGGCGCCAGCCACGCGCTCGGGCAGATGCTCGCCCTCCCGCAGGCTGATGCGCGACCCGCAGCACCCGCCCCCCGGTCGGCATCCGCGACCGACGTACTCCGAGCCCGGTTCGCCACCATGGACCCGGCCGCCGCGATCCGCCTCGCTCACGAGGCGCGACCTGATGCGCCGCCCGCCGAGATCGCCACCATGCTCGGGACGTACGGCGTACCGGTGGACCCCGTAGCGGTCGCTCTCGTCCTTGGCACCCGCCCCGCAGAGTACGAGGTGCATCGCGGTGATACGGGTGATGCGCCGCAGGTCAACGCGCTTCCCGCCGTGAACTTGCAGGGCGCCGTCGAGGAAGCCGCATCGATCCTCGGGCCGGACGCCAAGGCCAAGGAGATCGCCGAGCACCTGGCCCGCCGCCGCCGTCTCTTGGTCGACGAGCCCTACATCCGCGCCGCCCTGTCCCGGGCCGCGAAGAAGGCACCGCCCGCCCCGCAGCCGCAGCCTGATGCGCTGGCGAAGCGCGACGAGGGCAACGGAGGCTACGCATGATCACGCGCATCCTCTTCGGTGCCGCCCTCGGCCTGTTCCTGCTCGCCTTCCCGGCCGCGCCGTCCGTCGTGCTCGCTGGGACGGTCGCGCTGATGTCCCAGCCCCCCGCCCTGGTCGCCGCGGCCGGCATCATCCTGTGGCCGCGCATCAGCCGCCGCGTCCGGAGGTGGGCCCGATGAGCGACGCCCTCGACAAGGCGGAGGCCGCCGTCACCGAGGCCTCGGCGAACACCGCCGCCGTACAGATCGCGCTCGCCGCCGTCGAGCTGGCCAAGACCGCCCAGAACCAGCAGCCCCCGGCGCCCGCTCCCGTGCCCGCCCGGCGACCCGTCGGCCTGTACGTGGCCGCCGGGATCGGCGGAGCGGTCGCGCTGACCTTCCTCGCCATGGCGGCAGCCCTGCTGGCCGTGGCCGTCGCGGTCGGCGGGACCTGCGCCACCGTCTGCCTGCTCGTCCTGCGGTCCATGTGGGCCGACTTCCAGAAGGGCCGCTGACCAGCCCTTCCGTCCCCCGCGACACCGTGCGTGGGGGCGCGGTGGGGCTGGATAGCCCGGCCCGCAACCAGGAGGAACACTTCATGCCGTTGACCCGCGCACAGGCCCTGACCGAGGCCCAGCAGGCCGCCGCCAAGGCCAAGCGCCTCGCCGAGTACGCCGAAGGCGCCGCCCACAGCGGCGAACCCGTCAACCACACCAAGACCCAGCGGTTCGCCCAGGCCGGCGCGCTGTGGGCCGACACGTCCCGCGCCTACGCCTCGCTCGCGCAGGCCCTTCCCGAGCTGCCCGCCGACCACGAGAACACGGAGGCCTGACCCATGGCCGAGACGAACCCGGAGACCGGCAGCGAGATCGAGATGGAGGACGACGGCGACTTCACCGTCACCTTCTCCATGGCCCTGCCCGACAACGACAAGACCAAGGAGTCCTGACCGTGGCCAAGGACATCAGCTTCCGCGACTTCACCACCGGCGAGAAGGTCCGCGTCGTCGCCCTCGTCGCCCGCATGGGCAAGCGCGGCCTCGCCGACGACGGCACCGGCAACGTCGACCTGAGCGACCTCAAGAAGCGCGTCGAGCGCATCGAGAAGGCGGCCGAGCGCCGCAAGAACGGCAAGTAGCCCCGCCCCGGGGGCGGCCCCAACCGCCAAGTCAACGGCCGCCCCCGGGCCTCCGTACCCCTGCAAGGAGCAAGGAAGGCACCAGCATGGCCGACAACGTCGTACAGCTCCACAAGGAGCTCCCTGACACCCTGTCCGAGACCGTCATCGACGTCGTCGCGTCCGCCGAGCCGCGGCCCGTCGACCCCCCCGAGCAGACGCCGCCGGACGGCACGTGGCTCGCGGAGAAGCAGGCCTACCTCGCCGACGCCCCGCCCGTCGTCCCCCCCGCGCTGCGCCGCTGGGACCTCTTCAAGGACCACGTCCGCTGGGCCGCCTCGTACTACGGGCACGTAACCGGCTTCCACTCGCTCCGCGCCCCCGTCTACCTGGGACGTCTGCTGCTGCGCTCCCCGCGCGGCACCGGCCGCCTCCTCATCCGCTGGGGCAAGTGGGTTGCCGACACCGAGGCCCGCCCCGTCGAGGCCAAGGCCGCCGCCTCCGCGGACATCGAGGCGTGGCTGGCGCTGTCCCGCGAGCACTCCCGCCGCGTCCGGCCGCGCCGCATCGCCTCCGTCGTCGTCGCGACCACCACCGGCATCACCACGCTGGTCAGCTCGTTCCTCGTACCCGGCTGGACGCTCGCCTCCGCCATCGGCGCCCTGGCGCTCGCTGGCGTCGCAGGGAGGAAGAACGACAAGCCCCTCATCACCCGCTACGTCGCCACCAACGTCCTGCGCCGCCTCGACTCCACCGAGGTCTTCGACGCCCTCGCCGCGATCGGCATCGAGGGCAAGAAGGGCCGCCGCGGTGTCGAGTTCGCCGCCGAGGTCATGCGCGACGGCCCCGGCTGGCGCGCCGAAGTCGACCTCCCGCCCGGCATCGAAGCCACCGCCGTCCTGGAGAAGCGGGCTGCCCTCGCCGCCGCCATGCGACGCCCCATCAGCACGGTGTGGCCGGAGGCCGACCGCACCGCCCACCCCGGCCGCCTCGTCCTGTGGGTCGCCAGCCGCGACCCCGCGAAGGCCGGCCGCAAGATCTGGCCGCTGATGAAGGACGGCCAGGCCGACGTCTACCAGCCCCTGCCCTACGGTTTCGACCCGCGCGGCAACCTCATCGAGATCACCCTCATGTACTCGAACCTGCTGGTCGGAGGCATCCCCGGCTCCGGCAAGACGTCCTGCGCGCTCGCCATCGTCCTCGGCGTCGCCCTCGACCCCACCGCCGAACTGTGGATCTACGAGCTCAAGGGCTCCGGCGACCTCGACTCCGTCAAGCCCATCTGCCACCGCTACGTGTCCGGCGACGAGGACGAGGACCTGGAGGCCGCCCTCGCCGGCATGCGCTCCGGGATCGCCGAGTACCAGCGCCGCGCCGCGTTCATCCGCTCCCTGCCCGCCAGCGAGGTCCCCGAGGGCCGCAAGGTCACCCGCGCGCTCGCCGAGAAGTACCCCGAGCAGAACCTGGGCCCGCGAGTCATCGTCATCGACGAGGTTCAGGAGCTGTTCACCCACGACGACTACAAGGAAGAGGCGGCCGCCCTGGCCACCCGCCTGATCAAGAAGGCCCGCGCCTACGGCATCATCCTCATCCTGCTGACCCAGAACCCCGACGCCCCGAGCCTGCCCAGCAGCGTCTCCAGCTCGGTCGGTACCCGCCTGTGCCTCGCGGTCATGGACTGGCGGGCCAACAACAACGTGCTCGGCACCGGCGCCTACGATCGCGGCCTGCGCGCCACCGACATCAGCATCGACGAGCAGGGAACCGGCATCCTCGCCCGCGGCCGCGAAGGAATCACGGTCCGCGCCGCGTTCATCAAGCAGACCGAAGCCGAGGACATCGCCAAGCGCGCCCTGGCCCTGCGCACCGCTGCCGGCACCCTCACCGGACAGTCCGTCGGCGCCGTCGTCGAGGAACTCGACGACGAGACCGTCGTCGACCACCTCCGCGCCATCTGGCCCGACGGCACCGAGTCGGTGCACTCCCACCGCCTCGTCGAAGCCCTCGCCCGCTACCGCGCCGACCTGTACGGCCCGTGGACCGAGATGGAGGCGGCCGCCGCTTCGACGGCCCTGTCCGCCGCCCTGAAGCCCTTCAAGGTCTCCACCCGGCAGATCACCATCAGGGAGTGCTGCGGCGGGGCCAAGGGGCTGCGCTGGGTGGACATCGCACCCGCCGAGGACGGCGAGTAGACCCCCGGAAGCCGGTTTCGGATCAAGCCAGCGGTTTCACCTTGATCCGAAACCGGTTTCGCCCCTGATATCGCTCCTGAGCTGCGAAGTTTCGAGTTTCGGGCTCCCGCACCGAGGCCCGGAATCGGGGGGAAACCCGCGCCGTGGATACCCCGCACGCCCGATACCGCTGGCGCATCATGGGGCCATGGAGTCGCAGAACCTACGGCCCGGCCACCTCACCGCCGCACAGACCCGACAGGTCCTCGGCATCACATCCGGCGCCCTCCGCAACCTGGTCTACCGAGGCCAGCTCACCCGCTCCGGCGGCACAGACCGCTACCCGTACTTCGCCGTCGAGGCAGTCACGGCACTCGCCGCCAAGCGGGCCGCACGCAAGGTTGCTTGACCGCAGGTCAGACGCTGTGTGACGATCTCGGTGCAGAGCTGTGCCCACAGAGGCACCACACAACTCACGACGAAGCCCCCCGGTGACCTGAACCCGGGGGGCTTCGTCGTGCCAGGGAGCCGCCATGCTCGCCCCACCCAACCCAGCCGCCGAAGCAGCGCATCAGCTCGCCCGCGAAGGCCGCCACGTCCACCTCGTCTCCGACGGGCACAGCACCTGCCTCAAAGGCTGCTGCGCCCCAGTCCCGCTCGAACTGCCAACCGCCACCCGGGAGCGAGCACACGCCATCCGGCTCTCCCTCGACATCGGCATCCGGCGACTCTGAGCGGCACATAGCCCGTCTAGCGACGAAGACGCCTCGCACCCTCCATCACCAGCACGCCCAGAATCAGGGCCGCACCCACGATCACCCCCGGCCACCACACGATGATGCGGCAACCGATCATCAGCACCAGGCCAGCAACTACGATCCCCAGCCGAACGTCCGGCTTCTCCACGTTCACCACCCCCAAGTCGCGACACCGTACCGATCGGGGGACCTCGTGCCCAAGTCCCAGCGCTGGCGCGTCTGCTCCGAACCCCGCTGCCCCACGTACACCCAGCACAGCAAGTGCGACGAACACCGCCGTCAGGCAGAGCAGACCCGAGGCAGCGCACGAGAGCGCGGCTACGACCGAAACCACGAGCGCCTCTTCCGACGGCCCGTCCTCCAGCGTGACCCCACGTGCGTGTGCACCAACGAGAGCCACGGGCACCGCGGACCATGCGGCCAGCCGTCCCGGCATGCCGACCACCACCCCCACTCCCGCCGTGAGCTCCAGGCCCTCGGCCTCGACCCCAACGATCCGGAGCACGGGCGCGGCCTGTGCGGTCCCTGCCACAGCAGCGAGACAGCACGGCACCAGCCAGGAGGGTGGAACCAGTGAGCACCGACGCCGTCCGCGTCGTCCTCGTCAAGCCGGGCGACGTCCTCCTCATCGGCAACGTGGGAGAGCTGACGCCCGAGGACGCTGAAGCAGCCGGCCGCATCGCCACCCAACTCCGCGCCTCGCTCGGACTGGCTCACGTCGTGCTGTTCCACGAGGACATCGACCTTGCCGTGACCACACCGAGCAGCACGGAGGCTGAGCATGACCAGCAGGACCAAGACCAAGGCAGCTGAGGGCAGCGACAGCACCGCCGAGGACACGGCAGCAGAGGACACCGTGAAGGCGGAGGCGGAACCGGCCTGCGGCGCCGTCCACACCCTCCCCCTGCTCGTCCACATCACCTGCCAGCGGCCGGCCCACCACACCGACGAGCAGCCGCAAGGCGCTGACCAGGTCAAACACCGAGCCCGGGTCGACGGCGCCCTGTACCTCTGGTGACCTCCACCACCGCCCCGAGCCTCTGACCTGCTGAAACGTTCGTCACGCACGGTCATGATCCACCCGGGGGGATGCCCCAACCAAGATCATCCGAAGGACCGCCGGGGAGGGAGCTCTCTGTCCGTACGGGTCTGGGAGGCCCTCCGGCAGCGTCCGACAGCACGCACTGTAACCACGGCTGGCCGCAAGGGCCGGCCATCTGATGTGCCGCAACGGCACTCTGGGGGTGATCGGCATGGCCGGTATGGGCCCTGCCCCGAAGCCGAATGCCCGGCGGCGCAACGCCACCGTGGCAATGACCGAACTGCCCGCCAACGGCCGAGAGGGAGCCCCTCCGGCGTGGCCCCTGCTGCCCGACATCGCGCTGACGACTCAGCGCGACTCGGCGCAGCGCACAGCCGACGAGCTCGAACTGTCGCTGGCTGAGCCGAACCTGACTGGACGCCAACGGAGTACCGCTCAGCGCAAGGCTGACGCTGCTCGCGAGGCTGCCGCCATCCTCACCGCTCAACTCACCGCCCAGGAGCGAGTCGAAGCGGAGCTGTGGGCGGCCCTGTGGGCGCTCCCCCAGGCCGTGGAGTGGGAGCGGGCGGGCTGGGTGCGGGAAGTTGCGCAGTACGTCCGTTGGAAGGCACGGGCAGAGCAGGGAGATCTGGACGCGTCCAAGGAGGCCCGCCAGCTTGGCGATCGGCTCGGCCTCACACCGCTGGCCCTGCTTCGGCTGCGCTGGAAGGTGGCTGCGCACGATGAGGAGAGCGTCCCCCGTTCCCGGCGCCGCCCGTCGACAGGCCGGCGGCCCGACGATCCGCGGGCCGCGCTGCACGTAGTGGAGTGAGCCGTGGGCGTCCTGATGGTCCCGCCGCCGGACGACAAGCCGTGGCCGACGCTGGGACCTCAGGTGTGCGACCTCATCGAGGAACGGGCCGTGCACGGTCCGGGCGCCCTGCGAGGGCGCCCCTACGTGCTCGACCCGGAGAAGCGCGCGCTGATCTACCGCTGGTACGAGGTGTACCCGCAGGGCCACCCGCGCGCGGGCAAGAGGCGCTTTAAGCGGGTCGGGCTGAGCGTCCGCAAGGGCACAGCGAAGACGGAGCTGGCGGCCGCGGTGGCGTTCGCCGAGCTGCACCCGGACGGACCGGTCCGGTGCGACGGGTTCGACGCTGACGGTGAACCCGTCGGCGTACCGGTGTCGGACCCGTACATCCCGATGGTGGCCTACACCGAGGAACAGACCGAGGAGCTGGCCTACGCAGCTCTCTACGTGATGATCACGGAGGGGCCGGACGGGGACCTGTTCGATCCGGGCCTGGACCGCATCATGCGCTGGGGCGGCTCGGGCAAGGCCGTGCCGCTCGCGTCCTCGCCGGACAGCCGCGACGGCGCACGTACCACCTTCCAGCACTTCGACGAGACGCACCGCTTCACGCTGCCTCGTCACCGGGACGCTCACCAGACGATGCTGGCGAACATCCCGAAGATCATGCTGTTCGACCCGTGGTCGCTGGAGACCACGACCACCTACACCCCGGGCGAGGACTCGGTAGCCCAGGGCACGCACGAGTTCGCCGAGCTCGTCGCGTCGGGCAAGTCGAAGGACCGGACGCTCTTCTTCTTCCACCGCGAGGCCGCCCCGCGGCCGGACGAGGACCTCACCGACGACGAGCAGATCCGCGCCGCGGTCCGCGAGGCGTCGGGCCCGTCCATCGCGGCATGGCCAGACTTCGAGGGCCAGGTCGACGCGATCGTCTCGCTGTACAACGCGCCGGACACCGACCGCTCTTACTGGGAGCGCGTGTGGCTCAACCGGCGTGTGCAGGCGGGCCGTCAGGCGTTCTCCGTCGAGCGGTGGAAGGAACTGGCCCGACCGGACCAGCCGCTGCCGCCGAAGGGCGACAAGATCGTGGTCGGGTTCGACGGCGCCCAGTTCCGGGACGCCACCGCCCTGATCGCGACTCACCTGGCCACCGGGTTCCAATGGCCGCTGGGCATCTGGGAGTGCCCGCCCGGCGCCAACGACCCCGGCGGCCCGGGCTGGAAGTGCCCGGAGGACGAGGTCGACGCCGTCCTGGTGCAGGCATTCGCCACCTGGGACGTGGTCCGCCTGTACGCCGACCCTCCGTACTGGGAGGGAATGATCAGCGTCTGGAAGGGCCGATGGGGCGACAAGCGCGTCACCGAGTGGTGGACGAACCGGCTCAAGGCCATGGCGTACTCGCTGAAGGCATACAAGGGCGCCATGCAGTCCGGCACCCTGACCCACTCGGGTGACGCCACCTTCGCCAAGCACGTGGCCAACGCCCGCCGGAAGGTCCTCAAGATGCTCGACGAGCAAGGCCAGCCGCTGTGGGTGATCGAGAAGGAACGGCACCAGTCGCCCCTGTCGATGGACGGCTCCATGGCCGGGTGTCTCTCCTGGGAGGCCTACCTGGACGCCGTCGCCGCAGGCCAGAACAAGCCGAAGAAGAAGTCCACCGTCATCGTCCTGTGAAGGGGGTGCACCGTGGAGGCCAAGGACCGCACCCCCGCCGACTGGGTCGCCTATCTCGCCCGAGTCCATGAGTCTCTCCAGTCGGGCCTGGAGGACCTCAACCGGTACTACGAGGGCAAGCAGGACCTGTCCTACCTCAATCCGGAGCTGCTGGAGGAGCTCGGCGACCAGATCCGGCAGGTGGTCATCAACTGGCCCTCCCTGGTCGTCGACTCGCTGGAGGAGCGCCTGGACGTCGAGGGCTTCCGGTACGCCGACGATGAGGCCGCCGCCGATGACCTGTGGCAGGTCTGGCAGGCCAACGGCATGGACGAGAAGTCGCAGCAGGCGCACGTGGATGCGCTGGTCATGCGGCGGTCGTTCCTGGTGGTCGGAACGAACGAGAAGGACGCCTCGACGCCGCTGGTGACCGTCGAGTCGCCGTTGCAGATGCAGGTGGACCGGGACCCCCGGACCCGGCAGGTGCGGGCCGCGCTGAAGCGGTGGCACGAGCAGGACCCGATCACGGACGCGGTCATCGACAGGTACGCGGCCCTGTACCTGCCGGACGAGACGGTCTACTACAAGCAGACCTCGGTGACGTCCTGGCAGGAGACGGACCGCGACGAGCACAAGATGGGCGAAGTCCCCGTGGTTCCGCTGGTCAACCGCGGCCGCATCATGAAGCCCAACGGCGTCTCCGAGATCGCCCGCGTACTGCCCCTGTCGGATGCCGCCTGCAAGATCGCCACCGACATGATGGTCAGCGCCGAGTTCCACGCCGTCCCCAGGCGTGTGGCGTTCGGCGTGGACGAGGAAGACTTCGTCGACCAGAACGGCGCCCAGATCTCGAAGTGGTCCCGGATCGCCGGCCGCATCTGGGCCATGTCGAAGAAGCGGGGCGGCGACGAAGGCGCGGACGTCGTCCAGTTCCCCGAGGCGCAGCTGTCCAACTTCCACTCCACCATCGAGCTGCTGGCCCGCCTCGTGGGCGGCCTGTCCGGACTGCCGCCGAACTTCCTGGGCCTGGACACCAACAACCCGCCGAGCGCGGACGCCATCCGGTCCGCCGAGACCCGCCTGGTCAAGCGCGCCGAGCGGCGCCAACGCACCTTCGGCGGCTCCTACGAGCAGATGAACCGGCTGATCCTGCGCATCCGCGACGGCGACTGGGACCCGCGCGCCCTCAACCTGGAGACGCTGTGGCGGGACGCGTCGACGCCGACGTTCGCGCAGAAGGCCGACGCCATCGTGAAGCTGGTCCAGGCGAAGATCCTGCCCGTCGAGCAGGGCCGCGAGGACCTCGGCTACACGGCCGTGCAGCGCCAGCGGATGCGGCAGATGGACGAGGACGCCGTCAACCAGGTCCTGAACGGCAACCTCGCCGCCGGGTACGGGCCGAAGCCGGGCGACGGCCTCCCGGGCGACGTGCCGGCGGAGGCGTAGGCCGTGGCAGTCGACACCGAGCTGCGGGGGATCGCCCTCGACCAGTACCGGCGCCAGCAGCTCATCGTCCGCGCGGCCGCGAACCGGGTGCAGGCCGTGTGGAGGCAGATCAACCGGGCCGACATCAGCGCCTCTTGGGAGCAGCTGTCACCGCTGCTGGTCGCCGCGGTGACCACCGCGCAGACGGAGGCGGCCAAGCTGGCGGATCCGTACCTGGATGACGTCATCGCCGCGGAGGGCGCCGAGTCGGCGGCGGCCGGCCGCGTCGTCCCCGGCTCCCTGGCCGGGATCGCGTCGGACGGTCGCCCGCTGCTGTCCCTGCTGTACCAGCCGGTGGTCGACTGGAAGGTGCGGATGCTCGCTGGGCAGTCCATGGAGGACGCGTTCCGCAGCTCTCTGGCGTCCGCGCTGCGCATCACCGCGACCCAGGTCGCCGATGCGGGGCGCGGGGCGACCGGTGTGGCGATGGCCTCGCGGCGCACCATTCAGGGCTACGTGCGGGTGGTGCAGCCGCCCGCCTGCTCGAGGTGCGTCATCTTGGCGGGCAAGGAGTTCGGCTGGAACAAGGGCTTCCAGCGGCACCCGCGGTGCGACTGCATCCACCTGCCGACCACGCTGATCGCCCGCAACCAGAACCGCGGCCGCCGTGACGACGACCTCGGCGGCGCCGGGTTCATCAACCCCCGGTCGTACTTCAACGGCCTGTCCAGGGCTGAGCAGGACCGCGTGTTCGGCGAGGCTGGCGCCCGGGCCATCCGCGAGGGCGCCGACATGGCCCAGGTCGTCAACGCCCGCCGCGGCATGCAGACCATGACCGCCTACGGCCGCCAGGTCCTCGCGACCACCGAGGGCACAACGAGACGCGGGGCCTTCTACCGCGCCGAACGCGACCGCACGGAGGCCCGCACGGGCACCCGCTTCGCGCGCGACCGCATCGAGGCCCGGCGCGGCCTGCCTCGCTTCGAGCTGCGCACGCCCCGCCTGATGCCCGAGGAAATCTTCCGGCTCGCCGAGAGCCGGGAGGACGCCCTGCGCATGCTGCGCCGCTTCGGCTACCTGACCTGACCCCGGCGCAACGCCGACGGTCCCAACCTCCTGCAACGGGAGCACAGATGAGCACACCCACCCCCACCGAGCCGATCACGGACCCGGGCGCGGGCAATCCGCCGCCTGCGGGCACCGACCCGGCCACCCCTCCGCCGCCTGCGGACGCCGACCCCGGCACGCCACCAGAGGGCGGCGACGGCGACGCTCCTCTCGGGCCTGCCGGCGAGAAGGCCCTGGCGGCATGGAAGCAGCGCGCCAAGGAGGCCGAAGACCGGGCCAAGGACCAGGCCGCCAAGCTCAAGAAGTACGAGGACGCCGAGAAGACCGAGGCGGAGCGGCAGGCGGACGCCCTCGCGGCGGCCACCGAACGCGCCGAGAAGGCGACTCGGCTGGCGGTCAGCTCCCAAGTCGAGGCGCTCGCTGCGGGCCGCTTCCAGGACCCGCAGGACGCCGTCGACGCCCTCCAGAGCGGCAGCTTCCTCACCGACGACGGCAACGTCGACCGGACGGCCATCACGGCCGCCCTGGACGAGCTGCTGACCCGCAAGCCGCACTGGGCGGCGGGCGAACCCGGTCCTCGCACACCGCGGCCGGATCCGGCGCAGGGCGCCCGCCCCGGGACCCCGCCGAACCTCTCGCAGCGCATCGCCGAAGCAGAGCAGGCCGGCAACACCAAGCTGGCGCTGGCTCTGAAGACGCAGCAGCTCCGGGAGATCAAGCCATCAGGAAAGTAGGGCAGGCCGTAAGCCGGGCCCTCACCCACAGGAAGGAACCCACCCATGGGTGCAGTCAGCGGGCAGGGCACGACCTACAACCTGCCGAACTACCACGGTCAGCTCTACTCGGTCACCCCGACCGAGACGCCGTTCCTCGCGGCGATCGGTGGCCTGTCCGGCGGCAAGCGGACCAAGTCCGTCGAGTTCGAGTGGCAGACCGTCGACCGCCGCGCGTCGACCACGAACAACAGCGTCGTCGAGGGTGCCACCGCCCCGACCGGCGTGGCCCGTTCGCGGTCGGCGATCTCCAACGTCGTCGAGATCCACCAGTCCGCCGTCGAGGTCTCCTACACCCGACAGGCCGCGACCGGCATGTACTCCGGCATCAACATCGGCATGGACGACAACCCCATCGACGACGAGCTCACCGCGCAGATCAGCGCCGAGCTGGAGTCGATGGCCGTGGACGTCGAGCTGTCGTTCCTGTCCGGCGCCTACCAGAAGCCGGCCAACAACTCGACGGCCCGCCGCACCCGCGGCCTCCTCACGGCGATCACGACCAACGTGAACGCCAACGGCGGCACCCCCCGCGCCCTGTCCAAGGCCATCGTCGACGCCACCCTGTCCACGATGTTCGCCAACGGTGCCAAGCTGCCCCAGGAGTCCACCGTCTTCATGACGGGCCCGGGACAGAAGGTCGCCCTGTCGAACCTGTACGGCACGGGTTCGCTGAACCAGCCGACGATGACCCGCAACATCGGTGGCGTCGCCGTCGACACGCTGGTCACCGACTTCGGCACCTTCGGCGTCATGCTCAACCGCTGGATGCCGACCGGTCAGATCGCCGTCGTCGACCTCTCGGTCTGCGCCCCGGTGTGGCTGGAGATCCCCGGCAAGGGCCTGCTGTTCGCCGAGCCCCTCGCCAAGACCGGCGCCTCCGAGAAGTGGCAGCTCTACGGCGAGGTCGGCCTGGAGTACGGCGCCGAGTCCTACCACGGAATCGTCAAGGACCTCTCGTAAGGAGACCGCCGACATGGCGACTTTCAAGAGCACCCGCTACCCGCACCTGACCTTGCAGGACGAGAAGGGGGTCTGGGCACAGTTCAAGGGCGGCGAGTTCGAGACCTCGGACGCGAGCGTCGTCAAGCGGCTGCGGGCCCTGCCGGAGGAGGAGGGCATCGTCGAGGCGAAGTCCTCCGGCAAGGACAGCGAGCCGAAGGCGCCGGCCAAGTCCGCGTCCAAGGACGACTGGGTGGCCTGGGCCGTGTCCTGCGGCGCCGACCCCGACGAGGCTGCGGCGGCCACCCGGGACGACCTCGCCGCGAAGTACGCAGACGCCAGCCCTCAGCAGTAGGAGGATCCGGTGGACCTGGCAACCCTCACCGACCTCGCGGACCGCCTGGGCCGCGATCTGACGGCCACAGAGGAACGCCAGGCCACCGCCTGGCTCAAGGACGCGTCCGCGCTGATCCTGGACCGGTTCCCGCAGTACGCCACGGCGCCCACGGACATCTCCCTGAAGGTCTGCTGCGCCATGGTCCTGCGGAAGCTGGACAACCCCAACGGCAAGCGGCAGGAGTCCATCGACGACTACTCGTACACGATCGACTCATCGCGTTCGCGCGGCGAGATCTATCTGTCCGAGGAGGAAGCCGACGAACTCCGGGGCGTCCGGGGCGGCGCCTTCAGCATCGTGCAGGGGGCGACGTGAACGTCGACGGCGTCCTCGCCGCCGGCCGGGCCGCGGCCAAGGCCCGCATGCGCGACACCGTGCGCCTCTACTCGCAGGCCGACGACACCTTCGACCGCACGACCGGCAACACGGTGCCCGGCGCCCAGACCACGCGCTACACCGGCGTGGGCCGGGTCAAATCCGTGGCGCAGGCCTCCGGCGAGGACGTCCAGGCCTCGGACCGCGAAGTGCGCCTGCTGGAGTACGTGGTCGAACTCCCGTGGGACGCGCCCCTGCCCGACGGGGTGAGGGTGCTGCCCGGCATGTGCATCGAGGTCACCGACTCCCAGGACGCCCGCATGGTCGGCCTCGTCCTGTACGTGACCGGGGCCCAGTTCGGCGACCAGGCCACGGCCTGGCGGATCAAAACGGAGGACAGATCCTGATGGACAACAGGTTCGACATGTCCGACGTCCGGCGCCTGGAGCGGCACCTGGCCCGCAGCATCCCCCGGGCCCGGAGGGACGCCCGCGCGGTCACCATGCGCGGCGCCGTGAACATCAAGCGGGACTGGCGGAAGAACGCCCGCCAGTCCTCCGGGCGACACGCCCCGCTGTACCCGAACAGCGTGGGCTTCGACATCGCCAACTACGGGCCGGACATCGTCATGGCGACGATCGGGCCCGACAAGGGAGCCGCTCAGGGCGCCCTGGGCAACATCCTGGAGTACGGGTCGGTGAAGAACCCTCCCCACAACGACGGCGGCCGCGCCTTGGCCACGGAACTCCCGCGGTTCGAGGCGCAGATGGCCCTGGTCATGGAACGCGGCCTCGCCTGGGGGATGTGACCGATGGCCACCACCCCCGAGGTACTGCCGCACCTGGACGCCGTCCAGGCCGCCCTGGAAGACGCCGACCTGGTCGTCTACGTGGGCGGCACCCCCACGTCCGCAGGGTGGTCGGCGCCCGACAAGTTCGCGGTCCTCTACCCGGACCCGGGCATGGCCGTGCGCGAGTCCCTCGCCGACGAGCGCACCGACTTCGACACGACCATGCAGATCACCTGTGTCGGCGGCGACCCGGTACGCACCCTGTGGGTCGCCGACAAGGTCCGCAAGGCCCTGGCCGCCCCGCTGGCCGTAGAGGGCCGCTCCTGCTGGCCCCCCGAGGACCTGGGCGGCCCCCCACTGGCACGGGACGACGACGTCACCCCGCCCCTGTGGTTCCTGCCCGTCCAGTACCGCATCTGTTCGACACCTGCCTGATGGAGGGCACCCCATGGCAACACTCGGAACCCAGGTCATCGCCCTGGCCGGCCTCGGCCCCACCTACGCGGCCGCGGCCGGCGGAGGCGACAAGTGCGAGGTCGGCGACCGCGTCTTCCTGCACGTCAAGAACGGCTCGGGCAGCCCGATCACGGTGACGCTCACCTCGGTCGCCGCCTTCCGCGGCCAGGCCGTCTCCAACGTCACCGTCTCCGTCCCCGCCACGGGCGAGCGGATGATCGGCCCGCTCAGCCCGGACCTGCTCCAGAACGCCTCCGACGGCCTGTGCGCCATCGGCTACAGCGGCGTCACCACGGTCACCGTGGCCGCGCTGCGCATCTGACCCCGCCCCACCACACACCCTTCGAGCCCTGAGCCACCTGGCCGGGGCCTTTTGTTTGCCCTGGAGGGCCGAATGTCTGACCTCATCAGCGACGGCAAGACCCGCGTGGCGTGGCTGTCCACCGTCGCGAACATCAACGCGCCGACCGTGGCGGAGCTGACCGCCGGCGCCGACTACACCAAGCGCATCACCCCGGACGGACTCAAGGTCGACCCGTCCACGGCGGACGTCGACACGTCGTCGCTCGCGTCGACTTTTGACACGAAGACCGCAGGTCGAGTGGGCTTCGACACCGAGCTGACCTTCAAGCGCGGTGACACCGTCGGCGACGACGCCCCGTACACGACCCTGAAGTACGGCGTGTCCGGCTTCCTGGTCATCCGCCGCGGTGTCGCCTACAGCACCGCGTGGACGGTCGGCCAGAAGGTCGAGGTCTACCCGATCACCTGCGGCGAGCCGCAGAACTCCAGCCCGGCCGCGAACGAGGTCATGAAGTTCGTGTCGCCGATGAAGGTGACGGACGCCCCGGCGACGTCCGCGACGGTCGCCTGATGGGGCGCAGCATCCAGGAGATCCTGGCGCAGGCCAAGCCCCGGGAGCGCACCGTCACGGTGTGCCTCCGGGGCGACTTGGCGGGTGAGGTGGAGCGCCTCACCGATGAGATCAGCAAGGTCTCCGAAGAGTGGGAGCCCGCCGACCTCACGGACGAACACCCGGGCCGGGCGCTCTCCGAGCAGCTCCATGAGGCGAGGAAGCAGGCCAAGGCCGCCGAGGAGCCGTTCACGTTCCGGTACATCGGCGACAAGGCCTACAGCGACCTGCTCGCCGCGCACCCGTCCGAGAACGAGAACGAGCTGTTCGACTCGGTCACCTTCGGCAGGGCCCTGGTGTCCGCCTCGTGCATCGCCCCGGTGATGACCGAGGACGAGGTCACCGAGCTGTTCGAGGTCATCAACGAGGGCGAGATCAAGAAGCTGTTCGACGCCGCCTGGGACGTCCACAACGCCGCGGACGTCATCCCTTTCTCGTTGGCCGCCTCCGCGCTCCTGGCGGGCCTCACCGGCGGGAAGTAGAGGCGGCACGCGCCTGGGGGGTCCCCCGGAGCGTGTTCATGGGGCGCGTCGTCCAGGACGGCGAGCCGCTCTGGCTCGAAGAAGACCGGGCCTGGGCGCTCGCCCTCCTGGAGGCGGAGAAGAACGCCTGCCCCGAGTGTGGCCAGCCCTGGGACATCGCCACCGACCCCAAGAACGAGTTCGCCTTCACCGCCGAACTCATCCGCTGCCACCCGTGCACCACATCAGCCAAGGCCGTGAAGGCCCACCAGGACAGGAACAAGGGCTCGTCCGAGGGCCTGCATGTTCACCTCGACTACCGCAGACCAGACGGGGGGTGAACCGTGGCCACCCGTACCGTCACCGTCCGGCTGCGCGCGGACATCAACCAGTACACCCGCGGCATGCGGCAGGCCGCCGACTCCACCTCCCGGCTCGCCGGGGCCGGCGCCGCGGTGGGCACCGCGATGGTCACCGGGTTCGCGATCGCCGCCGCGGCCGCCGCGCGGTTCGACAAGGCCCTGTCCAACGTCCGCGCGGTCACCCAGGCCAACGCTCAGCAGATGAAGCAACTGCGGGCGGCAGCACTGGAGGCGGGCAAGACCACGTCGTTCACGGCGACCCAGGCCGCGGACGCCGAGGCGGAGCTGGCACGCGCGGGCGTGAAGGTGTCGGACATCACCGGGGGCGCCCTCAAGGGCACCCTGGCGCTGGCCGCATCCGGACAGATGGGCCTCGCCGACAGCGCCGTGATCGCGGCCCAGGCGATGAACACCTTCGGTCTGAAGGGCAAGGACGTCTCTCACATCGCCGACGTCATGTCCGCGGCCGCGAACAAGAGCGCCGCCGACATGAACGGCCTCGGCATGTCGCTGCGCCAAGGCGGCCTGCTCGCCAAGCAGACCGGCCTGAGCCTGGAAGACACCGTCGGCACCCTCGCAGCCTTCGCGGACCACGCTCTCATCGGTTCCGACGCGGGCACCTCGCTGAAGGTCATGCTCCAGCGGCTGACCCCGCAGTCCAAAGAGGCGCAGGCCATGATGGACAAGCTGGGCTTCACGGCCTACGACTCGCAGGGCAAGTTCGTGGGCCTGACGAAGCTGGCGGGCAACCTCCAGAACAGCTTCAAGGGCCTCACGCCCGAGGCCCGCAACGCCGCCTTCGCGACGATCTTCGGTAGCGACGCGGTGCGGTCGGCGACGATCCTGTACGAGCTCGGCGCTGACGGCATCGCCAAGTACACCCGGGCGGTCAATGACCAGGGCGCCGCTGGCCGCATGGCCGCCACGCAGACCGACAACCTGGTCGGCGACCTGGAGCGGTTGCGCGGTGCGATCGAGGTTGCCCTGATCGAGGGCGGTTCCTCGGCGAATGGTGCCCTGCGCACGATGACCCAGTGGATCACCCGGCTGGTCAACGCGTACAACGACCTGCCGCCCGGCCTTCAGCACGCCGTCACTCTCCTCACGGGCGTGGGTGGCGCCGCGACTCTCGCGGTCACCGGATTCGTGCTGCTGCTGCCGCGGATCGCCGCCACGCGAGCGGCGCTGTCCTCCATGGGCCTGACCGCCGCTCGTGCGCGGGTCATCCTGGGCACCCTCGGCCAGGTGGGCGCAGTCGTGGCGGGCCTGGAACTGATCTCCTACGCGAGTCAGTCCGTGCGCGATCAGTTCAAGGACGCTCCGCCGTCGGTGTCGAAGATGGCCGCGAGCCTTGTCGACCTCGGCAAGACGGGCAAGGTCGGCGGCGAGGCGCTCGACAAGCTGGGCAAGGGCCTCGACGGCTTCGGTGAGGCAGTCAAGCGTGTCGCGCACCCGGACTGGAAGGCCCGCAGCACCGACATCGTCAACAGCATCACCCTGAACATCACCAAGGGTATGGGCGAGGCCCAGATCCCCTTGGACGAGGCCCACGACAAGATCAAGTCTGTTGATGAGGCGCTCGCCCAGCTGGCCCAGTCGGGCAACGCGCAGCTGGCTGCCGACGCTTTCAACCGGCTCGCCGGCGCTGCGGCCGCGGATGGCACGAGCAAGGAGAAGCTGCTCACGCTCATGCCGCAGTACACCGACGCGCTGGCGCAGGTGGACGTGCAGAGCAAGACGTCCGCGACGTCTCAGGCAGAGCTGGCCAAGCAGCTCGGTGTGACGGCCGACCAGCTCCAGGACCAGCGGAGCGAGGCGGAGAAGCTCGTCGATGCCCTCAACGCGCTCAACGGCGTGAACATCGGGGCGGCGGAGAAGGAGATCAGCTTCCGCCAGTCCTTGGCCGACCTGAGTGAGGCGGTCAAGGACAACGGCCACAGCCTGGACATCACCACCGAGAAGGGCCGCAAGGTCAAGACCGCGTTCCTGGAGGCGGCACAGGCCGCCATGGACCACGCCCAGGCCGTCGCCCAGCAGAAGGACAGCCAGCAGGCTGGCCAGGCCGCCCTGGAGACGGACATCGGCCTGCTGAAGAAGCAGATGGAGGCGGCCGGGTTCTCGAAGGAAGCGATCGAGCAACTGACCGCCACCTATGCGCAGCTTCCGGTGTCGGTCGCGACGAAGGTCGACGCGAAGACCGAGGGCGCACTGGCCGACCTGGAGGCGGTCAAGGCCAAGGTCGCCGGCATGAAGGGCAGGACCCTCACCATGGCGGCGCCGACCGCAGAGGCGCGTGCGCAACTGGAGGCCCTGGGCTTCAAGATCAAGAACACCAAGGGCAAGCAGGTCATCATCACGATCCCGACCGGCCCGCCCAAGGCCGCAGCCTCCGACATCCAGCGGGCCATCAACAACATCACAGGCAAGAGCGTCGGTGTCGGTGTCTACACCACCGAGTACTACAAGAAGGTCCAGTCCGGCGACAACGTGCCCCCCATGCTGCGCAAGCGGGCGCGTGGCGGCATCGTCGGGTACGCCGACGGTGGCATGCCGCAGTTCATCCCCTTCGGGGGCGCTGTGCGCGGCCCGGGCACCAGCACCTCGGACAGCATCCCGGCGCTGCTGTCCAACGGCGAGTACGTCGTCAAGGCCGCGTCCGTCGCGAAGTATGGCGTGGCCATGTTCGACCGCCTCAACGCCGGCCGGTACGCCTCCGGCGGCCTGCTGGGCGGCTTCACTTACACCCCGACCGGCATGCCGGTGCTCGGCGGGCCGTCGGACGCGAAGTCCCGCTACGACCAGGAGATCGCGGACCTGAAGAAGGCCTGGGACGACCTGAACAAGGCGCTCAAGGACCAGAAGAAGGCCGCAGACAGCCTGCGGTCGGCGGAGAAGAACCTCGCCGCGGTGCGCAAGGGCCACCACACTGCGGCTCAGCTGCGGTCGGCGGAAGAGCGGGTCAGCAAGGCCCGGTCGGCGAAGCGGTCCGCGGACTCGACGGTCGCGAAGGAGCGCAAGGACGTCTACGCGGCGGACGCCGAGCTGGGGCTGAAGAAGGGAGCGAAGACCCCGCGCGCCTTCAACCTGAAGGCGTATGAGACGCAGCTCGACGAGTCGGTGGCCGCCACCCAGAAGTGGCGCGCGAGCCTGACGAAGATCGGTCAGCGCGGGGGCGCCGAGCTGAAGGCGATGCTGGAGGGGATGGGCGAGGACGGCTACGCCCTCGTCAACGCCCTCGCCGGGGCATCGGACAAGCAGTTCAAGTCGATCGTGGCGAAGCTGGAGAAGACGGGCGACATCGCCAAGGCGACCCTGGCTGACTTCACCAAGCAGCTCGGAGCGTCGACCAAGGAGAGCCAGCAGTTCGCCACGGACCTCCAGAAATTGGCCGCGGCCGGGTTCGGCGACCTCGCCCAGGCGCTCGCCGCCCAGGGCGACTCCTCCGCGATGGCCCTTGCCCATCAGGCGGCAGGCGACAGCAAGGCAGCCTCGGCCGCGAACAAGGCCGTCGGCACCGCCCAGGGCACCCTGTCCGGCGAGGACCTGACCAACGCGCTGACCTTGCTTTCGACGCTCAGGGGCGCCCCCGGGCGCGGGTTCGCCGACCTCATCGCGGCGGGCCTGGACGTGGCCACCATTCGCGCCCTGGTTCCCAAGATGACCGCCCAGATCAAGGCGCTGCCCGCGGCGAACAAGGACACGTTCGTGCGGCAGTGGAACCAGCAGGGCGGCGTCGCGATGGCCGCGGGCGGCATCCTCACCCGGCCCACGGTGGTTCTCGGCGGCGAGGCCGGGGACGTCGAGTCGTGGATCCCGTGGAACGGCTCGGCCCGCTCGCGGGCCCTGCTGGCCAAGACGGCCTCGGCGATGGGCTATCAGCTCGTGCCCGCCGGGCGGTACGGGTCGGCGCCCTCGACGGCCGCGGTGGCGCGCGAGGCGGCCAGGCAGATCACGGTCAACCTCTACGCCGCCAAACAGACGGCCGCTGAGCAGGCGCACGACATCGCCCGCGTCATTTCGTTCACGGGCTGAGAAGGGGGCGGGTATGCCGTACACGCCAGGCGCCACCCTGGACGGCCTCCAGGCCACCCTTGGCGCGGTGGCCCTCGGGGCTGTCGACGCTCAGGGGGTGGCCTGGTATCTCCAGACGCTGGAGGGCTGGGACTCGCCCGACGTGCGCAGCGAGTTCACCGAACGCGAGGGCGACCATGGGGCCTGGGCATCCCCGGTCTACCTCGGATCCCGCCCCATCACCCTGGCCGGCACCATCGTTGCCCCGTCGCAGCCGCTCCTGGAGCAGGCGATGGACCAGCTGAGTGCGGCGGCCGCCCTCGACGACACCACGCTCACCGTGTGGCAGAGCGTCCCGAAGCAGGCCACCGTGCGGCGCTCGGGCAAACCGCTCATGCAGTACGTCACCGAGACGGTGGCCAGCTACTCCGTGATGGTGACGGCCGCCGACCCGCGCCGCTACGAGACGATCCTCCAGTCCGGCTCGACCGGTCTGCCGGTCACCACGGGCGGCCTGACCCTGGCGGCCACGATGCCGTGGACGCTGAGCGCGACCACGGTGGCCGGCCAGATCGTCGCCACCAACGCGGGGACGTTCGATACGCGGCCCGTCCTCGTCCTCGACGGGCCGGTCACCGCCCCGAGAATCCTGGCGCAACTCCCGGACGGGAGCGTCCAGCTCCTGACCTACAGCCAGGACCTCGCCAGCGGGGAGCAGCTGGTCATCGACACGGACGCCCACACGGTGATCCTCAACGGGCAGGCCTCGCGGCGCCGATTCCTGACCATCTCCAACGGCTGGCCGACGATCCCCGCAAAGTCCACGGTCACCTTCCAGTTCCGCGCCAGCACCTACAACTCATCCGCCCTGCTGACTGCCCGCTGGCGTTCGGCCTGGATCTGAGAGGCCCTCCATGCCCGACACTCCCATGTTCCAGAACACCATCTCCTACAGCGGGCAGAACCTGCGGGACGCGCTGCGAGTGGTGTCCATGGCGACCGGTTCCCTGTTCGGGGCGCGCGCCGGGGTCCGGCCCGGCGACCCGGGCCTGACGACGACTCTGTCCGGCTCCACCATCAACGTCAGCCCGGGCACCGCGATCCTCCCCGACCACGGCGTCTACATCGGCGTCCTCACCTCGACCTGGTCCGGCACGCTGAATGCCGCGCACGCCACCCTCGACCGCATCGACCTGGTGTATCTGAGGATCTGGGACACCGACTTCGACGCCAGCGGCCTGCGCAAGACGGACGTCGTCTACCTCGCGGGTACTCCCTCGTCGACGCCGGTCGCCCCCTCGCCGGGCGGCACGGAGGTCGCCCTGCCGCTCGCCACGATCACCGTCCCGCACACCGGGGCCGGGTCGCCCTCGGTGTCCACCGCGGTCCGGCCGGTCACCGTGGCCCCGGGCGGCATCCTGCCCTCATCCAGCGCGCCGAGCAGCCCGTATGTCGGCCAGTACTACGACAGCGGCACCGGCCTGCTGCGCTGGAACGGCTCAGCGTGGCGGCAGGTCAACCCGTACACCCCGCAGACCAGCGCACAGGTCAGCCAGCCCGGAAGCTTCACGGCCGGTTCCTTCACCGACTTCCCCGGGGCGAACTGGCCGGCGCTGACGTTCACCGTGCCGCCGAGCGGCCTGGTGTGGATCAGCATCGGCGGCGCGGTCATGAACACCAACACGACCACCGCGTCGGGGTGGATGGCCTGGCGGGCCTCCGGCGGTGTCACCGAGGCGGCCTCGGAGGCGAACGGCCTCTCGACGGTCGGCGCCCGCACCTACGCCACCCGCCGCGTCCTGCGCTCGTGGACGCCGGGTGCGAGCGTGACGCTGACCCCGCAGTACCTGTTCAGCTCGGTCGGCACCCTGACCACCGTCACCCGCGCCGACAACGGCCTGCTGGCCGTCGAGCCGGTCGCCGCCGCATGACCGGCGCGGTCCGGCTGGCCTGGTACGGCTGCGACTTGCGGACCGGTGGCATCGTCGAGGACCTGCCCTCCCTCACACCGTCCGGAGCCCTGTCGCGCAAGCTCGGCGCCCAGACCACGCTCCAGCTCGACCTGGCCCTCGCCGGGGCGCGAGCCGAATGGGATGCGGCGACGGCCCCGGGCCGCTCGCTCCTGGTCGCCGTCGACACCGCCACCGACACCCCGCTGTGGGCCGGGGCGGTCCTGACCCGGGAGGGCGGCAGCGCTGGAACCGTGCAGCTCGGCGCGGCCACCCTGGAGGCCTACCTGGACGCCCGCTACCCCGGTACCCAGACCCTCCTGGCCACCGACCAGGCGTCGGTCATCACAGCCCTGGCCACCCCGGCGCTCACCAGCGGGCCACCGCTCGTCATCGACGCGGTGGCCACCGGAACGACGATGGACTACCTGAGCAGCGACGGCGACGACAAGACGATCCTGTCGTGCCTGCAAGAGGTGATGGGCCTGGAAGGCGGCCCCGAGTGGACCATCGACGTCGCCTGGAACGCGCCCCACGACGGCTTCCAGTTCCCGCTGCGCGTGCGCGCGGCGATCGGCGTCCAGGCCGCCGCCCCCGAGGCCGTCTTCGACTACCCGGGCTGCGTCGCCGACTACACCCTCAGCGAGTCCTACGAGCAGGGCAAGGGCGCCACCCGCGTCATCGCCCGCGGCGAGGGCGAGGGCTCCTCACGGCTCACCTCCTCCGTGCAGCAGGCCACCGCGCTCATCGCGGGCGGCTGGCCCGTGTGGGACTACCGCTACACCCCGGCCACCGGCATCACCGACCCGGACCAGCTCACTGCGCACGCTGCGGCGTCGGTGGCCCTCATGGCGCAGGGCGCCCAGGTGTGGACGGTCCAGGGCGTCGCCTCCAAATCGCCCCGCCTCGGCACCGACTTCGCGCTGGGCGACTCGGTCGGCATCAGCGTCCAGAAATCCCGGCGACACCCCACTGGCGCCACGACCGTCGCCCGCTGCTGGGCGTGGGAGCTCGACGCCGGCGCGGACCGGATCCGCCCGATCCTTGTGGAGGACTGATGCCCAAGCAGCTCGACCAGTTGCCGTCCGACCCGACCACGCTGGCGCGAAGGGTCAGGGACCTTGAGCGGCAGATGACCGAGCTGCGGGCGGCCCGCCGTATGGGCTCCGCCAGCGTCGGACGACTCCGCATCTACACCGAGGACGGGCAGACCCTCCTCGCCGAACTCGGCCCCACCGACGACCTCGGGGGCGGCCTGACCACCTACGGCAACCTGGGTGTCGACGAGATCCCCATCGCCGCGTCCCTGACGTCCGGCGAACTCAACTTCCAGCCCACCCAGCCCCAGATCGCGGACGTGAAGGCCCGCGTCTCCTACGACACGATCCCCGAGGGCGGCAGCACCCTCCAGTTCTCGTCTGGGTCCGTCAAGGAGACCGACTGGGCCGCCGTGATGGACCTCAGCTCGGTCTTCGGCGGCCGGGCGGCCTTCCTGCTGAACGGCTTCCGGGAACTCGACGGCGTGGGCGAGAGCGGCCCGTGCGACCTGGACCTGACCGGGATCCTGACCGCCGCCAACTGGGCCTACGGCACGGTCACCATCACCCCCTCCGCGGCCAACACGCCGACCTCGCAGGTCGTGTCCGGGCTGGACTTGCAGGGCTCCACCTTCTTCGCGTTCGCCACCCCGCAGACCGCAGCCCCGGGCAGCAACGTGACCGGCGTCGGCACCACGGCCGTCACCAAGAACGGCCTGACCGTGTGGGTGACCCGCACCAACACCACCGCAACCGTCGTCAACTGGCAGGTGATCGGCGTATGAGCGCCAGCGACATCACGACCTTCTTGCCCGGCATGTACTACGAGGTCACGGCCCGGGACAACAACGAGGCGTGCCGCAACTTCGGCGAGACGTTCACCGTCGCGGAGTTCTACTCCAACGCGGGAACGAACTGCTACGTGCAGTGCGGCATCTGCCGACAGCACATGGAGATCCTCACGGCGGTCCTGCTCGACCCGCAGCCCGAGGTCTCCTGACCTTCGCTCCCTGATCCGCCCCGTGCCGACCGGCCGGGGCTTTCTCTATGCCCGGGAGGGCCTCGTGAAGCCATCGATCGGACGCATCGTCCACTACACCCTCAGCCAGCAGGACGCCGACGAGATCAACCGGCGCCGCGCGGACACGTCGCAGAGCGGCAACCACGCCCGGGAGGGCGACGTCTACTCGGCGATGATCGTCCGAATCTTCGGCGAGACGCCTGAGTCGGCGGTCAACCTCCAGGTGTTCCTCGACGGGACCGACACCTTCTGGGCGACCTCCCGCACGCTCGGCGAAGGCGCGTACCACTGGGCATGGCCGGAGCGCGTCTGATGCCTGAGCGACTGCCTCGTATTGGCGAGACCGTGCACTACGTCTCCCACGGCACCCCGTTCCAAGCTGACGGAAGCCAGGCGTACACCTCCCGGTGTCGCGCGGCGATCGTCACCGAACAGACTGCCGACCCTGACCACCCGGCGCAGGTCGGTCTGGCGGTCCTCAACCCGACCGGCAACTTCTTCCACCGCACCGTGCCGTACCACGACGGCAACGCGACGGAGGGCGCCGAGGACTGCCCGAACAGAAGGAGCCACGGCAACCCGTTCCGCTACTGCGCCTGCGGCTGGGTCGAAGCATCCTTCGCCGCCGGGTCCTGGCACACCCTGGAGGACTGCGATGCCTGAGCTGTGGATGCCGGGCGCGACCCGGCTCGACATAGGCGACCACGCCCCCACCGACGGCGGCCCCGCCAAGGCGATCGGGCACATCACCTGGGACCGTAACGCCACCGCCGCGAAGCCGCAGGACCTCGTGCCCTACGAGGACCTCCGCAGCTACTTCGCGGGCGGCGGCCGGGCGGTCGCCCCGCACATCCTGTGGGACCCGTTCACCGGAAGGGTCACCCAGTTCGTCCCGGCGAACTCCCGCTCCAAGTCCCTCGCAGACGCCCCGGGCGGGACCCGCACCAACCGCGCGGGCAGCGTGGTCATCCAGGTCGAAGCGCTCTTCTTCCCGTACTGCCGCGTTGGGAAGGCGGTGTTCGCGAGGCTCGTCGACACCCCGTGTAAGGGGTGGGCGGAGCTCCAAGCCTGGGTGCACTCCTGGGGCGTGCCGAACACCTGGCCCATGGGCCGACCGACCGACTTCACCTCCCACCGGTCAGCGTCCACGTGGGCGGCGAAGGGCGGTTGGTACGGGCACAGCCAGGTCCCCGAGAACGACCACCAGGACCCCGGCTCGTGGCCCCAGTTCGTCGGCACCCCGGCCGCACCGAGCGCTCCGGCCAAGCCCCGGGTCAGCCTCGCGCACGTCGTGTACGCGGCCCGGCACGACCCGGCCGCCGCTCAGGGTCACACCACCTACAAGGCCGAAGTGCTGGTCGTCGAGAAGGCGCTGAAGGCCGAGGGCCTGCTCGCCTCCACCTACGTCGACGGCAGCTTCGGCACCAAGACCGTCGCGGCCTACGCCCGCTGGCAGCGCTCTCCGGCTGGCGGCGGCTACACCGGCGACGACGCCGACGGCATCCCCGGCAAGGCGTCTCTGCGCCTGCTCGCCGCACGGCACGGCTTCACCGTCACCGACTGACCGAGAGGAACCAACTCCCCATGAGAATCTCCAGCATCGCCAAGTCCATCACCGCGGGCGTCGCGGCCGGCGCCACGGCCGCGGTCACTGCGATCCAGGACGGCGTCCTCGACACGGGCGAGGGCGTGACCATCGTGCTCGCCGTCCTGGGCGCCTGGGGCATCACCTGGGCCGTGCCCAACAAGCAGGCCAGCCGCGACCTGTAGGGAGCACCACCTTGGACGCCGCCACCATCGGCGCGGTACTCGCGCTCGCTGGAGTGCTGTCCGGCTCGGTGGTGGCGTACCTCGGTAAGCGGGGCGAGAACGCGACCACCCGCATGAACAGCGAGATAGACCAGATCCAGGAGGAACGGGACGGGCTACGAAGCCAGCTCGCCGAGCGGGACAGCCGGATCGCCCAGTTGCTCAAGCAGCAGGGCGAGGACTACGTGACGATCGCCCGCCTCCGTGCCCACATCATCAACATGGGAGGCGATCCACCGTGACCCGTGCCGAACGGGCGCTTGCCGAGCGCTGGCGGTGGATCGCCGTCGTCTGCTGGCTTCTGGCCCTGTCCGGGCTGGCCGTCATCGGCTACTCCTGGTACAGCCAACTCGCCAACGAGGCCGACAAGCGGGGCGTGGCCGTAAGCACCCTCGCAGGTGACGTGCGTGTCCTGCGCGCGCAGGTCCAGGCGGCAGGCGAGACACCGAAGGCACCCGACCCGAGCAAGGCCGTCGAGGATCTGGAGGACCGCACCCGAGTACCCGTGCCCATACCGGGGCCGCGCGGACCCCAGGGCGACCCTGGACAGCCAGGGCCGTCAGGTTCGCCCGGCCAGAACGGTGCGGACGGGACGACCGGGACCCCGGGTGATGCTGGCGCGACCGGACCTGTGGGCCCGGCTGGTCCCGCTGGTCCGCCCGGCCCCCAGGGAGACCCGGGACCTGCTGGCCCGCAGGGCGAGCAGGGAGCCACGGGTGAGCGCGGCCCGGCTGGTCCGTCCTGCCCGGACGGCTACAGCCTCCAGGCGCCCGCCGATGACCCGGACGCTCTGGTGTGCCGACGCGACGGCGCCCCGGCCCCGCAGCCGACCGACAATGGTGGTGGCCTGCTGTCCATGGGCCTCGACCCGACCCGACGCCAATACCCGTAACGAATGCGGCCCCACTCTCCCACTGGGAGGGCGGGGCCGCATTCGTGCGTTCGGGGTCAGCGCCGCTGCGCTGCAACAGCGCCGGTGTAGGTCTCGCGGGTCAGATCCTCGGGGGCGATGCCCAGCTCGGCGAGCACCGCGCGGATGTCGTCGAGGGCCGCGGGCACGTCGTCCTCGTCGACGATGGTCTCGACCTCGAGGAAGGTCCCGTCGATCTCGGGGACCCGGACGAGCGTGGCGAGCATCTGCCGGCCGCAGGCGGTGAAGTCGTAGTTGCGGCACCGCTTCTCGAACGCGATCTGCACCACGTGCCCGAGGCCGCGCAGGATCGCGTGCGCCGCCTCCGCGTCAGCGACCGTCGTCTCGTGCTCCGGCTTGGACCCGGACGCCTCGTCGACCGCGGCGCCCTTGAAGGTGAGCACCGTGCGGGTGCTGTCGGGGCCATGCACAGTGCGCACCCGCAGTTCCTCGTCAGCCTTCTCCAGCGACCCGTCCGGCCGGTCGTAGTAGGTATCGCGGTACACCTCGACCCGTGCCGTCGCTCGCTCGTCCAGCTGCTGCATCACGGCCTCCGGGTCGTGGACCCGGGCCTTCAACTCGGCCTCGATCACGGCCGTCTCCCCTTCCGTCAGACGGTGCGCACGGCACCGTCGATGACCGCCTCGAACATCCTGCGAAAGCCCCGGTACAGCGGGCCGTGAGGGGTCGCCATCACCTTGTACGTAGCCGACTCGTGCCCCTCCCACCCCGAGTCGAACGCGCCGACGAACATGGTGGTGTCCGTACGGATCAGGCGCCAGGTCGGCAGCATCGCGTAACGCCACACGCCGATGTCGCAGGAATCGGCCAGCTCCCGCAGCCGCGCTTCGGCAAGCAGGACCCCGGACGCGAGGGACTCGGCGGACTCTCCGATCTCGGCCGCCCGACGGCCGAGGGCGTCGCTGTCGGGGTCAAGGAGAGCGACCCGGACCCGGAGCCCCTTGCCACCTTGGTCGCGCGGCAGGCAAGCACGGAGCAGGCTGTCGTTGAGCCCGATCAGACCGAGCCCGCGCACGGCGAGCACATCCAACTCCTCAGCTTCGCGGGCCTGCTGCTGGATCTCCTCAGCGGCGGAACTCTGCGCCGCGTACACGCGGACCACTTCGGGGAACGCGGCCAGGTCGAAGGCTGCACCACCGGAGCGCTTCTCCCGGCTCGCAGCCAGCCCAAGGAGATGGCGGGCGTCGTCGGGCATGTTCAGGCCGTCCGCAATCCGCTCGTACACATCGAGGCGGGTCACCTCGCGGCGGCCGTTGATGATCTCGTTCACGCGGGCCTGAGTCATCCCGGCCGCGGCGGCGATGCGGGCCTGGCTCGCGCCGGCGTACTGCTGCACGCGTCGGAAGACTGCGCCCATGTCCCGGGCTCTGAGGGCCTGGCGGACCTCGGCGCGCTCCCATGCCCAGTCGGGCAGTTCGATCGGCTGTAGCGCGGTCCCCATGGTTCGGCCCCCGGTATCGCGAACGGGATGGAAAGCCATCTCACAGTGAGATTACCGGTGGGGGATCGAACCGACACCATCCGTCACATGACGCTGGCCAGATCGTGTTAACCCCGGCGGCCGCGCGAACGGCCCCGGGCCTGACCGACTGGATGGAGTCGATATGCCGCACGCTACAGCTTCGGATCCCAGCACGGCAGAGGCGGAGCACCTGCCCCTCGACACGAGGGCGATGCGGGCGAGCACGCGACTCGTCCTGGCCGAGGAAGAGCCCGAGAAGCTCTTCGAGGGCGCTGAGTTGGAGAGGCTCCAGGACACGTTCCGCGAGTACCTCCAGGCGCTCATCCCTGCCGTCCGCGATCGTGCCTACGTACTGCCGCAGAGGTCCGCCGACCGCACGCGCGCACTGGCCGGCGTCAGCGAAGCCAAGGGCAGGCTGCGTCTGGGGAGCGGCGACAGCGACCTGGTCCGCGGTGCCGTCGCGGTCCGCCTGGCCTGGTCCGTGAAATGCCTCTGTGGCCACTACGAGCGGATGGCCCCGCGGTGACAGCGAGGAAGAGCCTTGCGATCCGTACGTCGGAAGCCCTCAGATCCGGAGCCCGCGCCGCTGGTTACTGCGGGCTCGTCCACCCCGACGGCATCGCGTCCTGCACCAGGCCGCCGCACGCCGACCATGAGCACATCGACTACTACAACGGGCGCCCGAGTGTCGCCGCGGTCAGCGGTACAAGGTGGACCGAACAGGCCCGTACGGACCGGCGGCGGTCACCTGTCCTGGACGAGCTCGACGAGTGAGATCCCGAGGCCGTGGGCGAGAAGGATCAGGTCCATGAGGTCCGGCCAGGTGGCCCCGGTCTCCCACCGGTGGATCGTCTTGTGGTCGCGCCCCGCCCGCTCGCCGAGCTGGATCTGAGACAGCCCGGCAGCCCGCCGGAGGTCGCGAAGGTGCTCGCCGAAGGCCCTCTGCTGGGCGACGGCCCATTCGGGGAGGGGATCAAGCGGCAC